AGCATACATTTTATTTTATCATTAATAATTTATTTTCTTTGTCAAATAATCTAACAATTTCATATTTAACAGCTAAATGTTTAGCTGAAGTATTAACAGCATGTTGAATTAATCCTTGTGAAAATGGATTGGTTTGACTAAACATCCAATCGAATACTTCATCATTTTTAACTCCAATATGTTGCATATATTCAATTACCATATTTGATGCTTCATTAATTGTTAGAGGATGACCTCTGAAATATTTTATTATTATTTCTTTCATGTTCTTTTTTATTTTTACCACAATGAGTATCTAAAGTAGCGTTACAATTAGGGCACAATAATCTTAAATTTTCTATTCTATTATCGTTATTAATACCATTAATATGGCAGACCATCAAAGAACTAAATTGTTTTCCTGCCACGGCTCGAACGTAGAACTTAACAGCCAAAATGTTACGGGATGCCAATTTCCCCACAGGAAAATATAACAGAGAAAGTTATCAGAGTGTTTTTCTTTTACGCGTGCTATCCACTACACTACAGGCCTAGATTATTTTTAATTTGCAGGCCTGCCGGGATTCGAACACCGGGTTTCGTCCGTGACAAGGATTTCGAAGTAACTCTGATGTTACTACTGTTTGTTGCGGGTCTTGGAGTCGAACCAAGTATCTCAGGGTTATGAGCCGTGAATGATTTTCCGTTTCACTCCCCCGCAATTTATTTCTTATGATGTAAAGATAAAATCTTTACTTTGCCAATCAAATTTTTTGTACCGAGTAACAGATTTGAACTGTTGTCTGAGCCTTATGAGAGCCCCGTAAGAAACCAACTCTACCAACTCGGCATTTGTCAGCTGTTTAAGGAACAACTGCAACTCAATCCTGAAGGTTTACAATGTCTACGTTAACCTACAAATCCTGCGTGGAGCCAGTGAGAATCGAACCCACCACAGAAACATTGCAAGTGTTTCTCGCCAAAGCCTTGGTACATGTGACCCCATTTATTTATTGAGCGCGTATTCGGATTCGAACCGAAACCTCTGCGTTGGAAGCGCAGCATGCTAAACCATTAAAAACACAATACACGCATTAAGGTCCGATACCCGTATTTTCATCTTACTCGGACCAACATAAGTTTCCACGGATTGAGCACTACATCAGACTTGAACTGATAGCCTTCTCATTGGCAATGAGACGCTCTACATTGGAGCTAGTAATGCATGGTGGGGAAAGGCTTTTTAGGCCAAACGTCAATTTTACAGATTGATTGCGAAGTAACTTTATCTATAACTATTATTACTAAAGAAAAGGCGACAAAGTGATTTGTTTTGCATTTTTCCCCATGTTGTAGAGTAGACCGGACTCGAACCGACATTGTCTTGCTCCCAACGCAAGTGCCTCAACCATTAGGCTACTACTCTATATAGTTAACTGGCCATCGCAACTTGGCTTAAGGTAGCGCATGTTTACACACGCCACCCGGGCTTCGAACCCGTATCTTTCATTGCAGTTAATTTGGCGGTTCCTAAGGGATTCGAACCCTCCTGTTTGTACTGCGTGACAGGCAGACGGCCACTCCTAGCAGCCCCAGAAACCATTAATGTCTAATACGTCAAAGATCTTTTTTTGTGCCCCCGAAGGTACTCGAAACCCCACAACCCTGGTTAAAAGCCAGGTGCTCTTCCTCTTAAGCTACGAAGGCATAAATTTTTTAATTTGATGCTTCATAACCTAGTTATTAGCACCCTATAGTTGTTTTCGTTTCATTTTATTTTTATTTTGTGGGACAGGAAAGAATCGAACTTTCACACCTATGATTTACAGTCATTGTGAGCTACCCTGGCCGCTATCCCTTAGTTTTATATTATATTTTAAAGCTACATTATATATTCTTTCATAATTAGCTCCTCCTCTCCTTAGTCCTACTCTTTTTAATATATCTGATATAGATCCTCCTTTTTTTATACTATTAACTAATTCTATTTCTTTTATAGAATTAATCTTAGTAATTTTTTTACAGTTTTTATTCTTCCAAGTTATAGTTTGAGAATGACAATTAGGACAAAGCCATCTTAAATTATCTCTTGTATTATTAGATTTATCACCATCTATATGATCTAAATCTAACTCAATAGGTTTATTATTATAAATGTTACTAATTCCACATTCACATTTATACTTCAATAAACCAGATTCTTTCAAGTGTTTTCTAAAAGAAGGAACAAATACTATTTTTTCTGTTCCTTCTAATATGTTCTTAAGATTAATCTTTATTTTCTGTCTCATATTAATAAATATAAAACAGTCTTAAAAACCTGAAAAAATTTTATTTTTTCCTTATCTTGTAAGTTTAAAAATATAAAACCCAAACCGGCGGGCACGATAGGATTCGAACCTATATCCTTCACGTTAACAGCGTGCTGCTGGACCATTCAGCTACGTACCCATTATAACAAGAAATCGAAAATAGTGTATTTTTTGCATCAAAAGCGAAGTAACTATTTTTCTTACTATGTTATTTGCACGGATACTAAGATTCGAACTCAGATCAAAGGTTTTGGAGACCCGTATGCTACCATTGCACCATATCCGCATTTTTGTGTGACCGATTGGTATCGAACCAATTTCTCTGGTTTTTCAGACCAGCGCAATACACCTTACCTGCTCCAGTCACATTTCTTTTTTCAACATTGTAAAGATAAAATAAAAATTTTGCCTTTCCAATCTTTCTTTCTTTTATTTTTCTTTTTCTCTCTTTTCAACACTGTAAAGATAAAATCTTTACTTTGCCAATCAAATTTTAAAACTAAAAAAGCCCTGATTTATAGTCAGGGCTCTTTAATGTTTTCGTTATTCAAATATTATTTACATTTAACCCTGATAATTTATACGATAAAAGCTTTTATCCCCTACCCATTCTTGGATTGCTGGATTGCCTAACGAAATCGTATTTATATGTCTCAGTGTCATTTGTGAAAGTATTATTTTATTATTTAATATAAATATATGCAAAAGTACAAAAACGTAATTTATTTTTGAAGTTTTTCTTCTCCTCCTCCTTAACAAACATATTCTCTAAACTTCTGTATGTTGAAGTTAATATCTTTCTCTTGTATCTCCAAGTTATCTTCAAAAAATTCTTCAATTTTAATTAGAGGTTTAGTAAATAATCCATAATCATTATATGTAATACCTAAAGCACCGTTGATAATAGGAGAAGAAGTATCTACTGATTTAATCATCTCATATTCAGTCCATTGATAAAATAAAAATTCTTGAGGTAATGATGCTCCTAATAAATGTATATAGTGATCATCAAATATCATTCCTTTTTTTATCATTTCTGATATAAGTTGTACTCTTCCTAACATTTGGTTAACCAATTTATTAGGATGATGAGATAGTTGTTGATATACTATAGATGAGTGGTTAAAAGCAAAATGTTTATATCCTAAATCACAACAAACACTATATAAATTAAAAATTTCATTTGTTGTTTTACCTTGTAGTACAACCATTAAGTTAGTTTCTACAGGAAGTTGTTTTTTAATATTCTCTATCCAATTTTTAGCATTTTTAAGAGTAGCGTGAACGTTATTCCATGCATCTGGTGCTATAAAGATATTAGGTTTGATCAAATTTATTTTATCAATAAGATCTTGTTCTGTATGGGTTACTCCTTCAAATAAACCATTATCCATAATAATAAACCTTCCTGATTTAGATGAATTTAAGAAAAATTCTAAATATTCAGGATATTTGTCTAATAAATGAGGTAAACAATAATCGTAATCATTAAATTCCAAACTTTTTTCTAAAAGTGATAAAGGTACTTCATGAGATATTTTCATAATATTAATTTTCTTCTATTAAATCTTTAATTTCTATTTCTTTTAATATTTCGTTCAATTGTTTAAATAAACTAATTACTTCTTGTTGTTTTTCAGAATAAGATAACTCGTTATTATCTACCAATTTAAGTGTTTGTTCTTTAACTAATTTTAATTTTTCTATAGGTAACATAATTTATATTTTTATAAAGATAAAAAAGGGGTTTTGCCTTTACAAAACCCCATATCAATTAAACTATTTCGCAACTTCCTCCAGCGCATGCCGCTTGGTCCATCAGCGCTGTATTATCATCCATTTCTATTACTTTAGATAAATCAAGATTGTGTAAATGTTCTATACGTTCATTAAATTGTTCTTCAGTAATCGTTTCAAATGGAGCTTGTATATATGTCCCTAGATCTTCAGGAAGGAATGATAAAGCAGTAAAATATTCTTTATTATCCCATAACCACTGTCCTACAGTTACCCATTCATCCTGTTTGATATTAACTGTAGCTGATACATTATGCATATTAGAACCCTTTTTATGTCCTGGTTTAATCCATTCTTTATTAAATAACTTAATACGTTCTAATAATTCAATTGCTGTTTCTTTAGGACGTGTTATTGCATTAATAGGTGCCTTTTGAGGAATAGTAACTATCGCTTGAACATGAGGTTTAAAATAATCATCTTCTAACAATTCAGGATGATAAATAGATAAATGAGTATATAATGCTTCATTTTTTCCTATGCGAATTCGTCTTAAATAAAAATCATCGTGCCAAGCATGTATACCACTAGAAGTACCTAATACTAAAGATGTTGTTCCCGATGGTTTTACAGTTGTAATACGAGCAGCTTTATTGATTCCTATAATTTCGGCTACACGACTATTTTCTTTTACAGCTACATTAGCTGCTTCTTTTAGATTAAGATTTAATACAGCACCAGAAGCAATTCCAGTCATACCAATACCTAGTAAAGCTTCTTTTTCTGTTGTTTTTTTCCATATATCTCTTAGATAATGAAAATCTGTATACGATGCTTGTAAAGTTCCTATGAAAGCTGCAGCTTTAACGCGAGAATTTAAATCTTCTTGTGACACAACAGTAGAGGCGTTGACTTCACAAAGATTACAAAATTGATTAGGTTTTAAATTAATTTCAGCACATGGATTAGTACCTGCATCTTTATCATTTGAGAATATAAATCCGGGTTCACCACTATTACTTAATTCAATTTTTTTCCATAAATCAAGAAATGTTTCTTTTTCAATTTTAGAATTAATTAATACAGCAGTATTATTTGCTCTACCACGTTGTGGATTTTGTTCCCACCAATTTCCAAATTTACAAGTCAACATATCTTCATCATCTAAATTGAATAATGCTATCAATGCTGCTCTACGAATACCACCAGATAATACTGCGTCAGCTAAATGGCATATTATATCATGACATTCTACTGAACTTAATTTATCTCCATCCTTTTTTGAACTTAATATAGATTCTACCTGAGCTAATGCTATTTTTAATGGTTCAGGACCTGGTGCTTTACCTCCAACAGTAATTAATTGTGCTCCTTTAGGACGAATATCTCTAAAATCAAATAACGGAGCTGGTCCACCACGTAAATAAGCTTTCATTAATACTTTTACAGCATCAGCCCAACCTTCAATACTATCACCTACTAAATATCTTTTTGATTTTAATGGTTTTCTTATTTCAGGTAATTTTTCAATATGGTGTTGTTGTACTGAATATCCTACTCCACATCCTGATAATAATAGAAACATTATTTCAGAAAAAGCCGCCATATCATCTATAGGTAAATATGAACAGTTAAATACACGAGCATTATTTATTTCTATTGGTTTTCCAGCAAACTGCATGGAACGCATAGATGGTAATACTTTTTTGTCATACACAAATTGGTATGCTTCTTCTATTTCATTCGATAATTGAGGGAATCTTTTCATATGCATTCCCTTATTTCGATCTACAAGCTCAGTCCATGTTTCTCTTCTATTGAGATCAGGAATAAATTTCGAATATTTCATATAGACAGTAATATCCGACAAAATACTTTGTTCAATGTTCATTTTTTAATAATTTTAAGTTTAAATAAATTGTTCTATAATGCTTTTTATAACCGATTTTGGTTTAACTCCACTAAACCTATGCATTTCTTTTTCGTTTTTTGATATAACAACAGTTGGTACTGATGCAATATTGTTTTTAATTGCCTCATCTTTATATGAATCAACATCTATTGTTACAAATGAAACATTACTCATTTCATTTTTTAATTCATCCATAATTGGAGATAACATTTTACATGGTCCACACCATGTTGCTGTATAACGTTTAACTATAATCATAATTTTTATTTTGGGTTTATAAATATATTACTCTGTTTGAGAATAAGATAGAAATTTGTTTCTAAGAACATCTCTATCTTCATTTCCTAAATTTGAGAATTCATTTGTTTTTTTGTTTTTACCTTTCAATTCAGGTGTATCATCATCATCTAAAGGTTGACTATCAATTTCTATATATCCATTAGATGTATTTATTTTAGAACTAAAAGTTAGACCATCAGCTCCATAACGATTTTTAATCCAATGCCACTTTCCAGTTCCATTTACTTTATCTTTTCTATTTCTAGCTAATGATATAATAATATCACCAATCATAATTTTATCATATGAACCAGCAGCATTTTCAGCTTGTAATATTTCTTGACCAGCACCTGTTCTATTTGCTTGTGAAGGAGAAATAACAGGTATTCCTAATTCTTTAGCTAAACCTTTAACATCAGTATAAACATCATCAATTTCATCTTTACGTTCTTTTCTTCCTTTAGTACGTAATAAATCTAAATAATCAATAATGATTAATTCTGGTTCAAATTCGTTTTGATGTTTTAATTGTTGTAAATGAGATTCAAGAGTATCAAGAGAAGCGCGTTTAGGAGCATATTCTTTAATAACTATTTTACCTTTAATTTTAGAAATAGCTTCTTCTACTTCTTTTCTATGTTTATCTAACTGATCTACTGGTATTCCTGAAAATACGGCATCATATCTTTTACCTACATAACCTTCAGATAATTCTAATGTATAGTGAACTACATTATATCCTAAAGCAGCAGCATATGCACCCATAGCTGTTACAGCCCATGATTTACCTCCACCCGGATTACCAAATACTAATACTAAATCTCCTTTTCCATATCCTCCTTGTGTTAGTTCGTTGAATACTTCCCAAGGAAATGGGATTGCTTTTCTATCATCATCTCTATATCTAGCTTCAACATCTTTATCATATTCATGACCTATGTTTTTATCTTCACCTGCTTTTAATGCATGGTTGATTAATGATTTAATACCTTCAAAATCTCCTAAGTTAAGTAAATCAACAGAAGTCATAATTGCTTTTTTCATCTGTTGATTTTGGCAGAAATTAGAAAATTCTCGTTCAACCCATTCTAAATCACTAGCATCTGCTAATTTGTATGCTTCTCGAATGGATTCAACTAATGATATTCGTAATACTTCATTATCTATTTTTTTAATCTCAATAGATAGTGTTTCGGCTGTTGGATAAGTGTGATAATGTTCAAAATATTGGATAATATAATCCACAACCCATTTATGAGATGGGTTTTCAAAATATTCACTATCAAGTGAATCTGATATATTAAGAAGAAAATCACGTTGTGTAAGTAAAGCGCCTAAAACTTTAACTTGAAACACATTACCATAATTTTGTAATTTGTTTAATGTTGAATTCGTCATATAACCTTTGTTTAAGATACTAAAAAGTGCTTAGCCCTCCAAAAATTTGGGTAAGCCAATTGGATACATTAGGTATGCTTTCTCCTAAATGATCACTATTATACATCTGCATGAAAACATGTTTGTTTAGAACATAGGGATTTTTAAAATTTTCTTGTATTTCCTCTTTATTTCCTTCAGATAAAGGTATGTTTTTTAAATCCATAAGTTGTTTGTTTATATCTAATTGTTTTGCTCGTTCTAAAACAGAAGAATACAATAAGTGTTGATCAACTTTGGTTTTGGAATATTCTAAAATTTCATCTAATGTTAATTGTTTGTTTTCGTTTAGTATAGGAAATAATTTAAGTAATTTCTTAGGTCCTAATCCAGGAATACCAGGTAGGTTATCAGATGAATCACCCATTAATATCTTGTAATTAATAAAGTTATGGTGGTTTATTCCATATTCATTACTTACATCTTGGGGTGTATATATTAATTTTTTTGTTGGAGAATAAATTTGTGTTTTATCGCTTGTTAACTGCAAGAAATCTTTGTCCGACGACATTATAGTGACTTTATTAGTTAATGCGAAATTCTCGAATTTAATCGCCAAATAACCGATAACATCATCGGCCTCAATACCATCTATACAAATTATAGTAACAGGTAAACACTGAAGATATTGTATTAATCTACTTACTTGATTGTTTATAGCTTCTGTTTCTTCTTCTTTACTATTAAATATAGAATAATTAGTTATTCTGCTTTTATTTCTATTTGCTTTGTAATCAGGATATAGATTTCTTTTATTATTAGAACCACCAATACCATCAAAAACAATAATAACTTTAGTAGGATCAATCAGTTTTATAGCATAACCCATTGATTTAAGAAAACCAGTGAGCCCACCAATGTGAGCTCCGTCTGGGTTTATATGATTAATCATAGTAAAACTTCTCAAAAACGTATTTAATCCATCTATGATTAAAATTGAATCTTGAATTTTACGTGGGGTGTTGTTTATGCTAGATAGAATTTCTGCATATTTATTCTTCATTATTATTTATTTCATTATCTACTTCAATCATTGGTGATATTTTAACACTTTCATCCCATTCACTATTATCCTCAATTATTTGTAACGTATCTATATCTACTTTTTCACCAAACCATTCATGAGCATGAAGTTTTTTATATTCTTTTTCAGCATCTTTGTTGTCTGGGATAAATCCATGAGGTGTTACAATAACAGTTGATGTTGTTGCTATTCCACAATCAGCATGAATTTTATCAATTGCTATTTTAGTACGTTTAGCAAATTCAACCTTTTTACCTTTATGTTGAGCATAAATTTTAGATGTACCACTGTTAGTTATGTTTCCAAAAGTAGCAACAATAGTAGCATCCCAATACATAGCGTTTCCACCTTTATTTGTCATTTTTGGTTGACTCATTGGTGTTAATGCTGGTTGTACTCCTGTTTTATTAATAACAAAAAACGTATTAGTGTAAGGATATTTTTCTTTACGTGATAATGGAAATTGTTGATTGATAAAATTACCAAATTGTGTTGCCATAGCACCAGCATTCCACATAGGATTGTTATTGCCTTGTTTAACACTCATTTCACACGGAATAGAACCAACAGAATCCCATAAAAATAATAAATCATAAGGTAATTTTCCTTGTTTTTGCTCATTTAATATATCAGCAATAAAACCAGATACATCTTCAATTGTATTTAATGATGCTCTATCTACATATAAGAAAAATCCTTTATAATCAACTTCACCTGTTTCTTCATCTACTACTTCATTTAATTCGAATCCCATCATTTTAGCATGACTAAAATCCCATTTCATTTCAGTAATAATGAACACAGGTAAAATACCCATTTTTTGAGCAGCTACTGCTGTTTCTATTAATAAAGTAGTCTTACCAGTATCTGAACCTCCTCTTGCAATAAACACATGACCCATTGGAACACCATGTATTGAAAGCGCTTCCTTCATAGCTGGTGAGAAAGGAATCCATCTTTGTTTTTTAAATTTAGATGATTGATCTAAATATTTTGATTTTTTAAAAGCATCTATATCAAACGGCTTTTTCAAACCGTCTGATATAGCGCTAGTTAAACTAGTTCTTGCCATAGTTTTTAATCATTAAATAAACTGTCGAATTTATCAGCATTACTTGCTTTAACAGCGGATGTATCTAATTTGTATGTTTCTGTTGGAACAGGTGTTTCTTTTTCCCAAGGTAAATCTGATTCTTCTGATTCTTCTGATTCTTCTTCATTTGAAGCTATCGGAGTTTCTGTTTCTTCTGCTGTTTCTTCTGGATTTAACCATTTATTAAGAACTTCTTGTAGTTCTTCAAAAGAATAATGTTTGTTAATACTTAAAATATCTGGTTGTTCGTCTAATACTTTTTGTACTAAAGTAGCATCTTCTGAAATAGATGATGATTTTACTTTAGGACGAACAGAACATTTAACCGTTTTTCTACCTGCTATCACATCATCAACACCTTCAATAGTAAAATCACGACCATGAGCTACATCTGTATAATCTCCATAATCTTCATCAGCAGCAATACCTAATAATTGGTCGTAAGTTAATTTACCAAATTCCCATAAACGAGCTCCTTTTTCTTCTTCACCACGAACAATAACAGCGGCAAAATAACGAGTTTTTGGTTCAATTTTTTTAGCTAAATTCCAATCTTCTTTATCTGAAGATTTACGTAGTTGTTTAGCAAATTCAACAATAGGATCTTTTTCTCCCCAGTTTGTTAATGCTAAAATAGGACCTTTAGAAAAACCATAATGAAGTTGAATTTCACGAAAAGGAAAAGCAGCATTAAATTTAGATGGTAAAATACGAACTTGATGTTTACCTACTTTTGGTTTCCAAAAAATTTTCGAATAATCGATTTTTTCGTAAGTTTTTTTCTGACCTTTGTTTTGAGAAGCGGCTAACTTCTGTTTAATTAATGATATATCCATATAATTTACATTTGTGTGTAAATGTACGAATAAAATTTTGACTTTCCAAACTTATTTTAAAGATTTATTATGTCGTATATTGTAGTTTCTAATTTACGAATATCATTTCCATTGGTTAATAATATACTGTTGCGATATTCATTCCAATTAATCATATAGTTAGTATCCAATAAACCAGCATTAAGTAATTTAATTAATGTATTTAAAGCATTAATAGTATATAATGTATTACTTTCTTTTTTACGATGTAAAAGAATAGTAAAAGGTATTGGATCCTTAGTTATATTGTTAGTATCAATATTGTAAGTACACATCAATTCATCACTTTGCGGTGATTCAAGAATAAAAATTTTATCATACAGAATAGTATATCTATCTGTTATATGATCTATGGTTTTTTCTAAATCACCATGTAATGTAAATGTGCAAAATAATTTCTGACTCATATCTATATTATATCCATTATTGATAAATATATCTGAGTTATTAATAAATGAAAATTTCATTATATTTTATTTAAATTATGGTAATTTTTACCTTGTTTAATGGTTGTTGGGTATTTTAATATTGTGTTTAATTCTAACAGTAATTCTTTTCCATCTGATTTATCAAAATCGAATAAAAATGAATCATAAGTATATAAAACTAATTTTGTTTTTTTATTACTTAATATTTTTAGTATTTCATCAATCATTTCAACATTTTTTGATGTTTCTATACTCTGAATAATATAATTAAATAATTTAGTTTGTGATGCGTCTATATTAGATGGTCTAAATATTCTATTTTTAGTACCATATTGTTTACCGTAATTAAAATCATCCCATATTTCATCAATAAGAATATTCACTTCTTTAAAAAATGGTTTGTATTTATAATCTTCCCATACACCACCATATATTTGTTTAAATGTTAATTCTTTAGCTTTTTCAACACTAACTCCTAATATTTTTCCTAAATATTCATATGTTGTTTGACCTTCAGGAAAATCAAATTTGATTAATTCTCCTATCAAACGTGGATGATAGCCCTGGAAATCAAATTCAATAAAATAATCATTTGTTGGTTTATAACATAATCGTTCACCATTATTTTTATCTAATGCTACAAAATTTATATGATTATATGAATTAGAAGGGCGTCCTGTTGTTGTGTATAAATTATATTGAGAATATATTTTACCCTTAGAAATATTAAATTCAGGATTTTTTAAATCATTACCATAACAATCAATGAAACAGTTTTTATCTACACTAATTCCATTTTGTTCTATTTCAAAGAATACTCTAGTTGTTTGTTCATTATTAAATTTATATATAGTATCGTTTTCATTAAAACTAGAAATAATAGGATTAACTACATCATATAAGTTTTGTCTATTTTCATAATGTTTGCTAATAGGAATCATACAATTGATGTTATTCAATTGGTTATATTTTCTATAAAAATATTCAATACAGTTATTAGTAGGTAATTTATCATTTGGTATATTTTTTATAAAATTTATATCAAATAATTTATCAAAATAAGGAAAAAAATATAATGCTCGTTTTTTATTAAGAACAAATAATCTTCTTGTATTTTCTTTTATCCAATCTGTTGTCTTTTGTTGATCTAATGAAAATGATTCACTATGGGATATACATAATAGATATCCTTTATGTTCATTTAACGGTCTGATATAGATCAGACTCAGTTTACTTAATTTGGGATGAAAATTATCATTATATTGAATAAAATCAATAAAACAATCACCAAACACCCCCAAACCTTCTAATTGATTTTGTTTTTCTATAATATAGAATGCCATAACTTTATAACCTTAATTCTTATAAATATAAGAAAAAAGATTTGCCTAAAAACCTAAAAAAGTCTTTAAGCCTTGGAATTCTTTATCAGCTTCGTTTAATACAGCTGAACCACTAAATATTGAGTTAGAGTTTATAGCAAGTGTTTTGTATATTGGATTTAATTTAATATTATTAAAAGTATCTTGACTAACCTCTTTTATTATATTTGAAGTTACATTAGTCGGTTTATAGAAATATCTAATATCTCCTGTACCTTTAGGAATATTAACTATAGTTGTTTGGTTAGTTAGAGCAGAAGATGTTATTTTTTCTGATACTGATTTAGGAGTATTTGTAGAAAATTTATTAATAATATTTAATTTATTTATTTCTTGGGTGTTTATTTTCTTTAATTCTATCGCATCCAAACTAAATGTTTTTCCTATAAAATATCTTCCATTAGCCTCCCAATAATACCCAGAATAAATTGAATTATTTGATGTATTTAAATATTCTCCACCAGAAGTATATTGGTTTTCTTTTAATTGGTTTTTAGGGATTTTCATATTAATACTAATATATTTTTAGGAATAGGAGTGGCTATAAATATGTTTTTATCATAAAAAACTGTTTTTCCATTATATCTCCAATAAAAAGAATTATTATTGTTTTTTGGTTCTCTTTCTACCATTCCTTCTGCTTTTAGACTGTTAGGAGATGATGCTAAAAATTCAGTCCTAGACCCAACAAACAATGCTGCATTTCGTCTTAAATTAGCATCTTTAATTGCATTGTAAGCATTATCTATCCATTTTGATGCTACATCTGAACTAATATTTTTTGAGTTTTGTAATGCAACAATAGCTGTTTGTTTTGAATTAATAGCATTCCAATCTGCTTTATTTTTAAATACAGGTTCGTATTGGTTAGGAGCTAATATTATTTGTTTAATAGTTTTTCCATAACCACCAGCATTAAATCTATTATATATAGATTGAGCAACATCTGCCATACCTTGTAAATTATCATAGAAATTTTCAGCAGCACTTATTGCTACTAATGTCCATAAATCTTCTACTGTTGTGTTTGAAGAAGGTGTTACATCAGGTTCTATAGATATTTTTACTTGACTTTCAGATAATGCTTTAGAAATAGATTCATCTAAATTAAATTTAGGTTTACTATTATCATCTTCTAATATTATTGTTTGAGCATCTATAGTAGTAACCCAATCCGAATTTGATAATTTATGTCCTAATTTTGTAATAATATATCCTTGTTTTCTACCTAAACCAGTTGTTTTGTATCCAGCTGGAATTAATTCTAGTGGGAATTTAAATATATGCCCTATAACTAGTCCTCCTATACCATCTAATTCTAAAGACAAAACAGTTGGTATTATCGATCTAAATGATGATTTAGTTGTTGATATAGATTGATAAGCAGCAATAAAATCACGTAATTGGTTTTTATATTTCTCAGTATTTTGAATTTTATATATTCTTGTCTTATCAAACAACAATATTTGATCTTTTATCCAATTCATGTCTTGTAAAAATTCCATGAATATTTTTAAAGATGAATTAATAGTATTAATCAATATGTTATTAGATATGGTTTCTTTAGCAAAATCAATAGGTACTGATATTGGATTCGAATTAGGGAGAAGTCTATTTGTTAAACCCGTTTGAAAACCTACTAAAGTTTCATTATCCAATCCCATTACACCCCCACCGTTTTGTGCACTTATAGCAACTATACTACTTTGTTCTTTGAATATTTGAGAAGAAAACTTATATGAACGTACATTATTAAATAAAGCATCTAATTTAGGATTAGGATTATCTACTGATTCTTTACTCATAAAAGTATATGCATTTTTATATGCTGTCGTTTTATCTAAAGCATCTACATAATTTATATCAATAATTCTAGCCACACCATCTATAGGATCAACATGTATGTCAAAATTATTTATACTACCTATTGAACCTTGAATTTGGTTTACTAATTTCTTTAAAAAATCATATAAATTTATTTCACGTTTTTCTTTAACATCGTTTCCTTCTAGTGCACCATCAACAGATAATTCAATAATGTTATTTAAATTAACATATATATTTCCTATAATACCTAATCCATTTGATTCGTAATTTAAACCTAACAAATCTAAAAATTCAATAGATTGAAATTCTAATTTACTTTTAATATTCTCAGATTCTATTGAACTTAATTTTGTTTTTATTGATGTTTCAGATAATAAAGCAACATTAGTATTAGGAATATAAAATAACTGGAAGTCATCTCCTAAAGCTAATTTATATGATTCTCTAAAAGCTGATATTCGTTTGATGAAATCTTTAAAGTCTATTTTAGATATACCATCTATTGTTGCACTATTTGATATTATACTTCCATTAGGAGATAATACAACATATGGTTTTTCAGTTTGAATAGTAGGTATAGAAACGTTTAAATATTTATATTCTTCCCAAGCGTTTGCTATTATCTCTGTAGCTTCTTTTTTACTTATTCCTTTTCTATTAGCTACTTCAATTAAACTATCTATTGACGTTCTTATGATTAATGCTCTATCTTCTATTCCTGTTGAACTTGCGTCTGTAATTAATTTTTTTAACCAATTTTTAGTAAATAAACTAAATGTTTGTTTACTTTGATTATTTGGGTAAAGTTTTTCAGGAATGAATATTGAATTCAATTGTTTATTCTCAATAGAAATATTTTTTATTGCTTTTATTTTAGTATTTTTAATTAAGCATATTGATGGATCTACTGATATTTGTAAAGGATGATATAAACACAATAAAGGTTCATTTTTACCATCAATATATGTTCTATTATTAGAAGATAACGGAACAATTGGTTTTTTATTTATTTGATCTACAGGAATAACCCATTTATTTAATATATTAAGAAATGCTTCTAAATTTATATATATTTGTTTATTAGGTTCAATATCATTATTTTTACTATTTTGATTTCCTTCTTTACTTATATCTATACCAAACATAGATACCCTAGAAGATGGTACTCCTGTTAATTTACCTTCAGTATCGTAAAAATCATATGATTTTCCTGTATCCCAAGCATCTTTATTGAAAGTAGAAATGTAATTATACATACTAAATATTAATTCACCTGCTATACCAGCAACTATATTAGTACTATATAATTTTTCTACTGTATTTTGTTGTTTTGGTAATATAGAAGGTAAGTTATTTAGTTTTCCTTTAGTCATTAAACCTGTTTTTAATTCAGATGGTGGAACAAAAAGAGTACTGTAGTTTATTTTAAGTGATTCTAATATTTCACCAGTAGATATAATTTCAGTGCGACAATCATAACCACCATCGGCTCTAGCAGACCATTCATAATTTTTAATATAACCTAAGATACCTTCATAGTTACCATCAGATTTTTTTGATTGATTATAAACATCTATTAGTCGTTCTTGTAATGGTTTGTTAGTTTTTGTATCAAATATATCGTAAAAACTAGTGTTTGATTTTATATTACCCTTATTATCTAAATAAGGTAACCAACCCCATTCTATTAATACCATGAAACCAGGACGCATATATAATGTTTCCATTAATTCTAATTGTTTTATATCCCAACAATTAAAATTTACTGATGCTACACGAATAGAACCATAAGCTGATTTTGAAGATATATCTAAACTAGTTATACCTGGCATAGGACGTAATCCATGTAAATTATTATTTATACCTATAAGTCCGTTTGTGTTACTACTATATACATTATTGTTATATGAAGTACCTACTCCTGATCTTAACTGATTTCCATTACTTTGTAATACTCCACCTTGTAATATATTTTCTTTAGCTAAAACATCTCCAAATCCATCAACATCAACACCTGATGTCATTCTTACCCAAGCAGATCGTCCATTTATGTAAATAATATCATTAGAAGAGCGTTTTTTAAACGCTTCTCCTCTTATTGTTAATTGATCTCTAATTATTGGTGTAAAACTATCTTTAAATATACTCATAACTTAGTTATTAATTTTAACTTCTACTAATTTTATCATTATCTTGCGTTATTAAAGTTGTCAAATTGCGCTAAAATATCGCTTATATTACCAGGTATTCTTAACTGCGTACCAGGTACTGGAGAAAGAAGACCTCGCGTTATATTATTATTTGCTGCTGAAATTACCCACCATAAAGTAGGATCACGATAATATATAGATGCTAAAGAATCAAGTCTATCTCCACTGTTTGTTATAACATAAAGATCATTTTCAGATAAAGGTATATTAGGATAAAATTTACTTTTATAATAAGGTTTACCTGTACTTGTTTTTAATATTTTAGCGTTTTCGTATCTTTCCATTTTATGAATTAATGTATCTTGATGTATTACCAACTACAGGAATAGGATATTCTTTTGTTAATGGTTTTCCTTTTCCTTCAACATCATTTTTAGTTAAATCAATAGTAAAACCATTTGTTATGTTATTTTGTTCTGTTGGTGTTCTACCATTTATCTTTAAAAATTCAGCATCACCAGAAACACTATTTGGTAAATAACCAAAGAAACCAACATCGTTGTTGTTTCCATTAGCAGCTCTACTTGGTTGATATTGAGGTAAATATTGGTGAACTATATTAAAATTAAATGATGCTTCTATATACATAGCTAATCTAGCCTCAGGAGTTACATCCCAAGATGAATCATCTGGTATACTGTATGATAAATTATTTAATGTAGCATATTCACCTACTAAATAATTTCCAACATTTAATCTCAATAACATCCCTCCTAAAGCATTAGTTCCATTAGGATTATATCTACCAGCTGTAGTAGATGCTAACTGTCCTAATGCTCTGTGTTTTTCAAATAACTGTGCTCTATTAAAACAAGGTATTTTTAAACCGAAAGATACTGTTCTTTTGAATTTTGAATATATGTAAAAAGTTTCTGACCTTCCAATATAATTTACATCATTCCAAGTCCCATCAAAATTATCTTTAAATCCACTTAAATATGCGGAGAACGCCCATCTTTCTTCATTTTGAGTAAATGGATCTACTCCTCTAAACATTATTGTCAATATATCAGAATCAATACGTTCAAATACTTTATTTCCTTCTCCATATTTAACTATACTTCCTTCACTTCCGGATACTACTGTTCTTTTTCCATAATATTTAAAATCAGGAGCGTCTCTATTTAATCCAGCTTTTACTGATAAATCTTGTGTTTTGAAATATCTTCTATCTTCAGAAAAAGGTGAATTAGCTGAGGGTGTTGCAGTATATTTTTCATTATCAGAAAATGGAATACTTTGTGTTATATTTGTT